CGAATATTAATTACGGGATTTCACCCAATTGAGGTTGTAATGATTGGTAATCATTACGAGTGAAGTTGGTTAGTGAAAGAGCGGTTGGTCATCTTCAAGTTCGAGAACTTGTGTGTTTCCAACATACATTTCTTATGGATTATGATCAATTGTAGTTCCGTGTTAATAATAAAGAATCTTGTTGGTTTAAACTAACAATTTATTTACTTCAAGTACATTAAATGTTAATCTCTGATTACCATTCCAGTGTACGGACAAGTTTTGTAAACTTTTGGTTTATCCAGCTCGTTTTCTCCTGGAAGCAATCCATGATGTTGTTTAATTTTACTTAAATTATCAACCTCTCTAGATATGTGATCTAGGACGGTCGAAGTCAGATTTATGTTTGGCATGTTGGCTAGTGTTCCGCGGATTATGTGTAACTCAAATTTAGCAAGAGTAATCTTAGCTAATTTTGCTTTAGCACCCGCAAGGACAGCGATTCTACTCTCTGAGAAAACATCGTCACTTGGTAAAGCTATTGTGCTTATCAAGTCTTTTATTGAGTCACTTTTACGTGCTCTATTAAGAGAAGATGCTAGATTAGAAATACTGTGAATAACAGGCATTCTAGTCATGTACCATTGAGGAGATGACCACAGATCGTGTGAACTAGCGAGCCCTATAGCATATTGTTCAATTGTTTCAGGATTTTTAATTAAATCTTGTATATAATTGTAATAACGTGCTAAAGTTTTACCTATAGCCTGATCGGCTGCTAGATAAACCATGTTATTAATTTCCAAGGCAGGCATGTCTTGGAAAGCATGATTAGGATATCTTCGTTTTATCTCCGAATTCCATCCATCAACATCGTTGAATTGGATAAATTTGTTGAAATTATGAAGTAAACTAGTTCGTGCTTTAAGATTAAGAACATGACGTTTATTTAGTCCTATCATTTTATAGAGTAAAGCTACTAGTTCAGGGATCATTTTATCATCACACTTAGGTATGTAACCTCTTTCGTAAATCAATGTAAATAGCATTTGATATATTAAATGATATTTATTAAGATTTGGATAGAAACCTCTTACTTGAATTCCAGTAATTTCCTTACCGTCAAGATATAGACGTTTCGCGAATTCATATACGTTTACACTTATATGGCTTTTCGGAATTGATATATCGACTCCCAGTTCCTTCATTATTCTTAGGTATTCAGTTGCAACTGAATCATGCGTGATAACTATATCATCTCCTAAAATTATGTAGTATTTCTCTGAAATACCTAGATAATCATGGATATAATGTAGCACCAGATGATGTGTAATTGTAAAGGTAGACCAAGAGCTATAAGCTCCTATTGGCTGCCCTGACTCATACTTGCAAAATGAGTTAGTCCAAGGAATATAGAAAGGAGTGTCTACAAGTATTGTAGTCCATGCTTTAGCTAATGCATTACCGTACATCTTTTCAATAACCTTACTTTGTAAAGTTAAAGGAAATCTGTCCGTCGCAGCAGTTAAATCAAAACTATATAATTTGTGACCTGGTAGACGAGGAGGTAATTCTGTACTTTGAGTAAAAGTTCTGTCGTTTGGAAGACTCCGCAAATAATTAAAATGATTATCATGTATTTGTTTTAAAAAGTTTTGTGACCAATAGTCGAAGATTGCTATAATTCTAGCTTTAGCTTCGGGATCTGGAACAATTGAAAGCTTACGAGCTTTTAATTGTAACCAACTCGCTCCTAATTTTAGATTTGTATCTAATAAGTAGGCATATCGATCAGAAAAAGTTTTACTACTATACAATTTAATCATCTCTTTCCAATGAGATTTATCTTTTTTAAAAGGAGTATTTTTATAATATTCTTTCATAAAACTTAAATCAAATTTGAAAGGGAGTTTAATTATATGCCAGAATTTCATAACAGCATGTAATTTCTCTATCCGTTCCATTGATAGTAACTCTTTATATTCTTTAAGTAGTACATTAATGTTTGTATCCATTAAAGCTTTAACCAAGTTTTGTGGTAACGAATGAATGTCTCTTAGAGCTGTTATCGTAGCCTGTCCATTAGGACCTGATTTACTACTATACATCAAATCTTTCTTTGTCATGCTGTGAAAAGCAATCGGCTTGAAATTTGTTTCTTTCAAGAAACAGTCAATGTATCTTGCGATATCAAATTCTGTTTGGTATCTCGAAGTACTTGGATTTGTAATAGTTGTTAAATTAGGTTTCTTAGTTCCAGGCAATAATCGGCTAACAGAAAGTAACGTAAATACGAATCTCAGATTGTTATAATCTTTTGATTCGATCAACGAATGTAAATAAGTTATACATTTGGGTAAACCATTACTTTTATTTATACCAATTATGTGCTCTGATGTTCGGAATTCTGGATTACCAGCAATGTATGAACAAACGAGTCGTCTTATTAATTTAAGATGAGTAATTGTGTAAATAGAACCATTGGCTTTATCTAATTGTTCAACCATTTTTATGAATTGATCAACTAAATCAAGACCATTATTAACATTTGGGAACCAAATTAATGTAATCCACCGTAATAATATTATGAGTGTTTTATATTTAATTTGTCGTATCATTGTTATTTTAGATAAAGGTAAGTTACAAACTCAATGCGAATCCTCGTTAGAGGGGCCCATAACTGAGTAGGATAATATGATGGGATTGTAAAGTC